AGAAGGATCACCCTCAATAATAAGGTCCACGAATGGATCTGTCGCTATGATAAAGTCGGCAATGCTTCCAGATACAGCCATCATGGGCTTGTTAAGGTATCTAACGATTTCGCTAACAGTTTTCAGAAACGCTGCTGCATTTTTTGCAGCTGTTTCCATGTCCGTTGCTAATTCGTCTACTGTTGTATTGCCACTTAGAATGATAAGGGAATCAATGATGCCTTTACCTAAAATCTCTTGTACATTGGCAGAAGCCACCTGAAGTTTAGCCATCTGACCTGCAAGGCTGTTGGCTGATTCTGAAGCTGCTCCAGCGAAGGTTTTAGCCAGTTCATCAGTAACTTCTAAGAATGATTTAGTCTTAAGATCAGCCTTGGATATACCTACACCCAAACGACTGAGAGCTGTATTATTCCCTAAATATGCACGACTCAATGCTGATGTAACTGAGCCTAAATCTTTACCAGTTGATGCGGAAATGTCTAAAGCAAGATTAAGCAGTCTCTGAGATTCGGCTGTGTCTTGAGTTGCTACCGCAAGAGTCTGATAAGCAGGACGGAGAAGGTCATCAACGATTCCGAACTCGCTCTGAATGCGCTGGATGTATTCTTCTGAAGCTGCTGCATCTCTACCGAGTCCAACATTTTTAAGAGCTAGGGCTAATTGCTTCTGGGCTTTTTCATCGGCTACTGCTGCTTTAACCGCAGCCTTACCATAGGCAAGGACGGCTGTAGCACTAAGTCCAACGCCGAAAGCTGCTGCAAGTTTCTTGGCTTGCTTGCCTAGTTTGTCTGTTGCTGTTTCGGCTTGCTTAAATCCCTTGGCATCAAACTTCGAACCTATATTAATGTCTGGCATTATGAGGCTCTCCTAAATGTTTGGCTTTTGGCTCTTTCGGTAAATGCGCGCTCTGCTGTGTCAATCGCCTTAATTGCTGCACCGTTGGCTTTGCCTTGATCTGCTGCCCAAGCTCTATAGATTAAGCGACCACGACCCTTAGAGCTATTGACTAAAGCTGGAAGGTTCTCAATAAAGGTAGCACCTGCTCTAGGGTTTACTGATCGGCTTACCTTTTTAGAAGTGCCACCAGCTTTAGGACCTACCCATTCCTGACCTTGTTCGTTCTTTCGTCCAGCTACTTCATAGATAGCACCAGCAAAAGACTTGTTAAATATCTTTGCGTTAGATGTAAAGCCTGATCTAGTTGTCTTGCCGGGCTTGGTGCTAAAGCCGATACCAGATTTAACCACACCAAAATTGTATGCAGGAAAGGAACTCTGGGCACCGCTTCTATTCCATCCTGACATAGGAGAACTGGAAGGAGCAAAACCACGGGCTTTTTTTGCGATAGGTGCAAGGGCTTTTTTTAACTCAGAATTAAGCTCTTTGTTTAAGTCTGGTGCGAACTGTCTGATGGCTTTGCGAGTTTGCTTAACGCCTTCGACTTTTACTTGCATCGCGCACCTCTTTCGCTTCATCCTTAAGCCCCTGCACTAATGCATCGAGCATGGTCTTATCTAGTTCTAATAACTGCTGTGGCGAGATCCCTAACCTAATGCTCAAGCGAGCGATTAGGTAGGTGAACGGGAGATCTCGCTTTAAGCTAAAGGGTCTGAATCGAGCACCTCGACACTTTTAAGTGTCTCAATGAAATCCATGCCGAAAGGCTTAACAGTTTCACCTGACCTGCGTGTTACTTCCCATGCTAACCAATAGACATCGCTTTGCTTTTCTTCATCGCGGAACGCCTTATGGAAGCCCTTTTTAGCGTACTGCTCGAACGAGTACTCCACCGCTGGAGTAATCTCGCCTTCTAATACGCTTCCATCTGTACGAACTATCTTTAGTTTTGCCATGGTTTGCCCCTTTGTTTAGTTTCTTAGAATGTGCCAGTTGTGGCTACTGCAACAGTTGAGTTAGCAGTAAATGTGATTGACTGAGTAGACATATCGCCAACAGCGCCGTTAATGTCTGTGGTGTTGTTTACTAGCAGTGAGACTGTGTAAAGAGGGTTAGTAGCTGAAACTGCTGTTCCCTTTTCCTGTAGGAATACACAGGTAACTGTTGTACCCCATGCAGCCTGTAGTGTTGCCAATACATTCGCTGATGCTGTGTCGTTTAGGAAGTCGATTGTTACAGATGATGCCTCTAAGCCCTTAACGAACTTGTGTGAAGAATCGCCCATAGCTGTAACTTCTAGCTCGTCGAATGTGCGGTTTAGTGTAATGCTTGTGACATGGTCAGAAAGATCAACTGTGTTAATCTTCACGCCGACCTTGTTATTTAGAAATACAGCCATGAGATTATTCCTCGTCTTTCTTGGTAGGTGCTGGCTTAGGTGCTGGTGTGCTTACTTGCCCGATTTTCTTCAGGAAGTCAGCGTTTTCTTGTTCCCACTCGGACATGTTTAGCTCCAACTCGTTAGGATATTTACGGACATCTCGCAGCTGAGTAGGTCACCCGATGCAGCGTTGAGAATACTAGGTGCGCTGATTGCGCTTACATTATAGACGAGAGATGATGCTGCGAGCTTAGCGAACACGCTACAAACAGTATCTTCTATCCCGTTGAGGTTTCCTTCATTGTCAAACAATGGAACAGTCATAACAATCTTAAAGTTAGCCATAGGGCTAATAGTGATGTGCTGATTGTTGCTAGGTGTTAAGTAAGGATCATCTGGAGACACGATTACAGAATTAGCCAGGACGGTGGCAGGTGGAAAGGCAAAGGTCTGCCACTTAGCGTTATCGACTAAAGCCGTTGCTAGTGTCGTTCTAAGAGTAGTGATAGCAACAGGCATTATCCCACCATCGAGCGTGGGTCTAGTGCATGTGCGATCAATCCTCGCACCTTAGCGAGAAGCTGTGCGCTCATTCGGTAAGGGCTTGGCTGGAAATCGACAGCGTTACTGCCTGAAAGGGTGGCTGTACGCGCTTGCCAGATCTCTACAGATATCATAAGGGCACTTTGCTGGACTGCCATATCAGTTGTCCAGTCTGTGTAAGTCTCAGCCGATACTGTGCCAAAAGGCTCAATAGGATGCTTAGGCTGTTCGACTGTGTGAGTCGTAGTTACTGAGATTGAGTAAGCACCGACGGCTGTAATTGTTTTAGATCCATTGTACTTAGTGCCTGAATTGGCAATAGTTACAGTCTGTCCTACATAAAAAATATCTGTTACTGGAATGTCAAAATATAAAGTTCCTGTGCCCACGACATTGCTATGAGCTACTGCAAACCATTTAGGAGCCCATAACATTGGAAGTAGGACTGCATCTGTTGCATCACACACTTCCTGAAGGGTTGCATCTGGGTACAATGTGCCTACGCCTAGTGTTGAGCGTAACTCTGCGACTGTTGTAAGTGCCATGATGTCCTTTCTAAAGACTCTAGAGGGTCAGAGGGCTACTGACCCCCTAGAGCGTACTTAGTGGGCTTTAATTAAGCCTTGTTGTTCTTAAACGCACCAGCTCCGACCTTAGTCGCGATTGCGCCAAAGCCGTAGTAGCCGATAGTTACTGAACCTGCTGCAGTTGATTCTGCGCGTAGGCGGTATGTTGGTGACTCGTACCATGTGTACGCGTCTGGGTTAACGATGAGAATTGTTCCATCGCCATCGCCTGCGTTTGTTGGATCTACATAGAGGTTAAGTCCTGCAACATTACCTGTTAGTGATGTTGGTGCTACTTGACCGCCTGCGTTCATTGGCTGTGACGCTGTGTAGATTGGGCGTCCTGCATCGTTTAGAGACATGATGTTTGACCATTGTCCTGTTGATACGACCATGTTGCGAGCAAATGGGTTAGGTAGTCCTGCTGTTGCTGCATAGACAGAAGCTGAACCGCGAGCAACGATACCTAGCAACTCTGCTGCTGTTGGGTATGTAACTGTTGTTGTTGCATCTGCTGTTGCGCCTGCAATCAACGCTGCGTTTACTGCTGCGTTTGTTGCCTTTGCGTAAGCTGCTGCCATGTTGCGAACTAGCTCATCAAAGAATGCAGGAGATGTACGATCTAGCAATTCGACAGAGAATGTCTGCTGTCCAGCGTACTTCTTAACTGATACTGATAGGAATGCTGCATTCTGATCTGTGTCAGAGAATGCTGCGCCTTCTGCTGTATCTGCCACTGTTGGCATCTGTGTGATCTTCGGGATTTCGAAGGTCATTCCAGCGTCTGGGAGAACCCCTCTGCTGATGGCATCGATTGATGGACGGATTGTTGTTCCGAGTGGGTTGATGATTTCTGACAGTTGGCGTGTTGGTACTAGACCAGCGTTATCTGTTGTGTCATCTGCTGCTAGTAGGTATTGACGAGCTGACTCATCGCCTAGTGCTGCGCGGATTGTGTTTTCTGCGTACTTAGCTGCTGTTACTTCGATGCGTGGCTTTGTGAAGTATGCGGCTGAAACAGTTGGACGAGCAGCTTCTACCGCTGGCGCATCAACTGGTGTTGCTTCGACTGCTGGAGTGGTTTGTTCCACGGTGGCTGTCTCGCTTTCTGTTGGTT